CCTGTTGAAACCGCACTTCCACTAATAGTGGTAGTTGGTGTTCCTGTTGAATTATTGCTAGCTACAACAAACCTATTTCTTAAATCTGGAGTTGTTACTCCATTTTGTGTTTGTCCATTACAGAGTGCCCATCCACTTGGAAGTGTTTGAACTGCTCCAGACCACATTATAATACCTCCTTGAGGAATTGGTGCTGCATTCACCTGTTGTGTTACATTACCATTACTTTCTCTTACAAGGTAATTATAGTTAGTTGCACTTGCTGCATTACCTACTGTGTTAAGGGTTACAGATCCTGATAAGGTTGTTGAACCGCTTACGTTTAAAGTTGCATTAGTTGTAATAGAGCCTGTAATTACTGCGTTACCTCCTATATTAAGCCCATTAGAACCCGATATACTTCCTACTACGGATAATTGATACCCTGTTGGTGTTGCTGTTGTACCTATACCTACATTACCGTCTGCTCCAAAATGAGCGATAACTGAGTTGTATGTTGGGTCTTCACTAGATGTTGGTGTTGCTTTTATAATCGTAAAACCTTCATCTCCTGTTGAGGATTGAATACCCATTAGTACGTGTGCTGACTGTGGTCCTTCTAATATAATACCTCTTGAATTTCCTTTTAGAAGATTGTTACCTAAGTTATTTTCAATTCTAGTATCTGATGAATCCCATGTAAATAGTTTTGAACGATATGTGTCTTCATGTGTTTTACCGAAAACTACACTACCGCTTATTACAGCGTCTCCAAGACTAGTATCTGCTCCTCTTGTAGCAAAAGTTCCGTCTCCTTTAATTCTAAAAGACTCACTACCTCCGGTTTGAATGATTATATCTGCATCGTTTCCTTCAAATAAATTACGGATAGTTAAATCATGTGTAGTACCTCCATAAGCTAAACTAGCTGAGTATTGTCCAGAAGCTATTCTAAGTTCTGAGTTTTTTACAACTAGTGCACCGTCTTTGACTTTTAATCTTTCTCCTGTTGCTAGACTTGTATCGTTAATTACTAATCCACCTCCAGAGCTATCATACTTTAATTCAGTTGCTCCTCCAAACTGTGTGTTGTTAGCTTTAAATTGTAATTCTCCTACATTACCTGCTACTTGTGGAGCAGATCCAGTATATGGGTTTAGAGGTATATCTAAAGAGGTTCCGGCTTGTACACCGCTTCCTGTTGTGTATAGACTTAATTGAGATAAATCTGTGGATAGAGATGCAGAGTAAAAAAATGAACTCAAGTTAATGTCCATTTCTTCATATGATAGTGCTGTACCTTTATTTGTTCTTAACGTTATTGCCATGGTTACATATCTAATTTAACTAGTATTGTTGTATCATTATTATCCGACGTAGGAATAGGCTGAGCCATTTTAGCTACAGCAATTAATTCATTTGTGTCGTTATATAGACCTACTGTTGTAAAGTAAGGAGTAAAGTAACTTCCAGTAATATTGTCTGCTATGACTCCATCTGATCCGGTTGTGGTAGATGGGTTTTGAGAAAAATTAAAATCACTTTCTTTTACCTCACAATGGTAGTTATATGTATAAATAGGATGAGATGCATTCCAAGTTAAGCTTCCACTAAAATAGTTCTGGTAGTATGTTCCTACAGAAGGATTTGTTATTACTATTAACCCATGACTGTATATAACATTACCTACAATTCGTTGAGGTGATGAAGCGGATAATATTAAGTTACCGTTTCCGTCATCTACTAGGGTAGTTTTCCACTCATCATCAGCATGTATAACGAATTCTGATTCTGTTTCGTTTATGTAGTTTTCTTCGTCGAATACGTAATCTCCATCTCCTAATACTTCAGAAGCTCCATACATTGTATCTACTTCTTCATTGTAGCTTTCTGATATAAAGTTACCAGATGCGTCGGAAGAATCAAATAGGTAGTTAGACCCTGATCCTATAATTCCTGGTTCCAATCGCACACTGCCGGGTTTAATGTTAGTTCCGAAGTGAGCTTGAGGTATAGATATAACTGTAAATTTTGATTGAGCTAATCTTTGATATTCAGTATATGAACTCTGTAGATAGTTTTCATAGGCTGAACCTGATAGTTCATTTACGGATGAGCTTGGAAGCCCTTTATCGTCGTATCCTGAGTAATATAAGTGGTGTATGCTATTATAAACTAATCTGCTGTAATGTTCAAAATCAGTTCCTGGTAGCTGTTTAGTGCTTGTACTAGATAACCAATCTCCTGAGCCTGAGACTCCAAGGTATGTTTCTATACCATATGCAGTATGCTCACTAGCATCAATTTGATACTTTTTATGCGCTACATAGGTTGTTGTGTAGTGATCTTGTTGTTTTAGTTTTTTGTAAGCAGCCATTCATTAATAATCAAGTTTGATTCTTATTAGAGCTTCTTTTGTAAAGTCTTTTAATAAAGGTCTAGACAATTTAGCAACTCCTAAAAGGTCGTTATTATCGTTATATAGCCCTACTGATGTGATATAAGCCTGTGGGTTATTAACCATGCTATCGTGTCTCAATTCTCCTGATCCTGTAATGTTTGAAGGGTTATTAGAGTAATTGAATTCACTATTACGTACTCTAACAAAAACATAATTTGAAGAAATAGTTTCTTCTGAGTTAAGTTTAAATGAGTTTCCGTTATCTATCATATCATACAGAATTGTATTATTTGCACCATTAGTAACTGCTGATCCTGTTAGTGGTTGATAAGCTGTTACTTGTAAATTTGTTGTTAGTGCTTTAGCGTTTAATATGATTAACCCTACGTCCGGTAAAAATTTACCATATGATGCTATATAAGTACCTGATGTGTACCCTGTACCACCATCAAATGAAGTTCCGTTAGAACCAGATATAATTTCATACACTCTTCCTGCATCGTTATAGGTTACAGTAGAGGTTAATGTACTATCATCAGTTAAGCTAAGTGTAGTACTTCCGTCATTGAGCACAAGGTTAAATGTACCAGGAAGAAATTTTTCTTTATATCTTGCTCGGTCTACTGATATTACGAATATACCTTTATCTCCTTCTGTCTGTCCTCCAAAATTAAAATCCTTATCCTCATCTCCAAGTACTAAAGACCTGTACTGTCCATATATAGTAGAAGAAGGTGATTTACCTGAGACTGCTGAATTGTATACTGTTGATCCGTTACCGTTTTTTTCTCCGTAAGCTATAGAAAACTGTACTTCTGCATCAGGTACTGCTGAGGAGGTGTGGAATACGTTTAAATAATAGTCCCCGCTAGTTGCAGCTTCTTGTGTTGAAGAACTGAAAGCTGTGGTTAGTTCATATGCTCCTGTACTCCATACAGTTGAGGATATAGAATCAGCACTTACTATTACGTCTTCAGAGTCGAATGGTTTAAATGACATATCTTATTAGTTTACTTTAGTTATAGTTATTGGAATAGTTATTCTAGCTCCACTATCTCTTCCTATAATTGTTATAGTACTTGTTAGTGTATTTCTAGCTGATCCAAATAATGTGTTTATAGTTGTTCCTGAAAGGTTAATTGAAGTACCTATTACTGTTTTAGATACATTAGTACCTAGAGTAGTAGTTTCGTTTAATCTTTCTGCTTCTGATGAGTTAATACCTACTCCTGTAAAGTTAGAAAGTAGCCTTACGTCTGCTATAGTTACTGTATATCCACTTGATTCAAATGCTTGTGAAGTACCTAAGAAGTTTAAAGTTTGAGGAGTAATAGTTAGAGAAGCTCCTTGCTTTAAAGTAATAGATGCATAACCTGCTTCTAAAATAGGTAGCTTTGCTGTACCTCTAGGTAATGTAGTAAGCTTATATTTCATTACTTGAGTTTCATCTGGGAATGCTTCTAGTAGAGGCATATTTTCGATTGCTTCACCAAAGTAAGCTGATCCTGATGGATGAGTAGTATTGTAGAGAGTGTAGTCTATTTCATCATCTGCAAGTGCAAATTGACTTATTCTAAAAGAGCCATCTCCTCTAGCTAGTAGTTCTCTACCTTTTTTTGTTAAGATTGCGTCAACTGTGACGACTGAATTGTTTAAGTATCCCATTTTCTAACTTTTATATATTATAAATATACGAATTTATTGTTTTATACTGTACAAGTGGTTGATAAACTTATAACATACCCACTATTGTTTGTTTTTAATACTGTTCTATTGTCTTTTATCCAGATTTTTTTCTCATCTACTGCTATTAATCTACTACCTTCCAGTTTGAATATTCTAGTATCAGTAAATGCTTCTACTATTGTACCGTCAGGGAAAGTATGATTAGTTGATTCTCCATCATACCTTCTACTTACTTGTATTTCTCTTGTAGTAAGACTAACAGCGTAAGGAGCAGTTGTTTCTGTGACCTGTAGATTATTTGTTACTAATACTACTTCAGTGTTGCCGTTATTAGGGTCAGTTAAAAGTAGAACGTTCCCTGGTTTTATTTTTATCACCCTGTTATTTAACCCTATGTTCACTGTCATATTAAAAGACTGATCATTTGCAGTACCAAGTACATTGCCTGTTGAGCCTGTTGAGTCTATGAAAGCAGTGGATGTTATTACTCCTAGATCAGATGTTCCTAATGTAGGTATATTACCGGAACCTAAAAATAAAAAATCTTCAAGGTCTCTGTCATCTAAACTTTGTGAACAAATAAAATTATCATCTTCATCTATTCTGTAGGTTGTTCCCTGTATTGGTGTTGCTGCTAAAAATGGCTCTATTCCTGAGTAGTCATCCTCTGTGGTTTTTGTTCCATTATATCTAGCGTTAGTATGTCCAGTAGTAGTGTAGTTAGAGTCTTGCACCTGTGCTAAAGGAGCATATGGGTCTTGTTGATCAAAATACTGTCTTACTTCTAATAGCTTTGAAAGTTGAGGTTTAGTATAGAAGAAAGATTTGATAGTAATTTCTGATTGTTCCGAAGTATTATTACCTTTATTAGATGAAACTACTGTATTCTTCTGGTGTAGTCTAACATAAATGTCGTCTCCTGAGAATGTATTAGGAGTTAGTGAGGTAGCAAATGGTGTTGTATTATGTTCTATATTACCATTTACAAAAGTCTGTGTAGCTAAAGAAGCTGTAATAAGGTTACCA